ACAAGGTTATAAGAAAGGTGTTTTTACCGCTGATTCTAGCAAAAGATCAGAAAAACTGCGACGGGTTTGGAGAAATAAAAAATGTAACTAAATATAAAGAAATTATAAGAAAAGAAAGATGGTGCACCGGCTGGACCCGAATCTAAGTATTTAATATTTAAAATCAATTAAATATAAGATTGGCATATTTCATAGTTACCATCATAGTTACTATAAATTAAATTCACTATAAATCTTTCTTCTACTTTCGAACCATTATATACCTAAATTTTAATAAACGTTTAAAATTATATAAAAAGGAGTTCACCTGTTCACTATATATTATATTTCTTTATTTATCATATATTTATATAGTGAATAGGGTGTTCACTAGGTGTTCACTAGTGTTCACTCTTTAAAAACCCCATCTAAATTATATTTTCCTATCTATGCCTGTATAAAAAACAAGCAATCAAATTTCACCCACTAAACGTATCCTAACGTAGCTAAACTATTAATTTTTAAGCAATTTACTTCCTGTTTTTTGTGTATATATTGTTCTATGGGCTTTTTATAAGCCGTCTTAATTAAGATGAACAAAAGGAGCTTAAATGCTTATTCATGAACAAATTAGAAGTGAAGCGATAGAAAGATTAAAACCCCTTCTATCAAACCATATTAAGCGTTTCTATAACGGGCGCTTGTTAGGGTTAAATCCTTCTGAACAATGTCCTGCTATTGCGGTTTATTTAGAGGATATTGATGCGGAAGAAATTACCGTTTGCGATAGTGAATTTGATGCGATGCTTAATGTAGCTATCTACTTAAAACCCCGTTCCGGCGAAGATGAATTGGATGAAATTGCGGAATTAGTACGAAATGCTATTTGTACCGCTGAATTTAACTCACTCATTACCGTTTCATTAAAGCACTACCGTTATGAATATGATGAAGATCAAGCGGCGTGGATTGCGTCAGTTGTTCGATTTGCCATTCACTACGGAGAATAAGGATTAATTATGTTTAAAAAACTGTTAGAACTACGCCAACAAAAAGCGGAAAAAGTCGCAGCAATGCGCGCTATGTTAGACAAAGCGGAACAAGAAAACCGCTCATTAAATGATGCTGAAAACGTTGACTTTGAAAAGTTGAAAGATTTGGTTAAGCAATTGAGTGATGAAATCGCCCGTTATGAAACGGTGGCCGATGAAGAACGTAACATTGCCGACAAAGGTAAGCCGGTAGAAACACGCGGTAAAACCTTCAGCAATGACGAACTACGCCACTACATTAAAACGGGTGAATTACGAAATCTTTCCACCACCGGTCAAGAAGATGGCGGTTATACCGTGATCCCACAATTGGATAAAGACGTAATGAAACGCTTAACCGATGATAGCGTGATGCGTCAAATTTGTAACGTGGTCCGCTTGCCGGTTGGTGCGAAAGAATACAAAAAACTTGTTTCCGCCGGTGGTGCAGTAGTGGCCCATGGTGAGGAAGGTCAAGCCCGTAATGGCACCGCCACACCGAAACTCCATGAAGTTGCCATTGCTTTAAATCCTATCTATGCCTATCCGAAAACTACTCAAGAAATTTTGGACTTCTCCAGCATTGATGTTTTAGGTTGGTTGACTGATGAAATTTCTGAAAGCTTTACCGAAACTGAAGAAACCGACTTAACCGGCGGTGACGGCACGAAGAAATCAAAAGGCTTCTTGTCCTATGAACGTTCTACCGAGGCGGACAAAGTACGCGCCTTTGGTAAGTTACAAAAATTAGAAGTTGCCGGTGCCGACAAAATCACCGCTGATACGCTCATTGATTTGTTCTACACCTTACACAGCAAATACCGTAAAAATGCCGTTTGGGTGATGTCTTCCACTATTGCGGCGGCATTACAAAAACTCAAAAACAAAAACGGCGATTTTATTTGGCGTGATGGTTTAACCGTAGATGCGCCTTCTACCCTTTTAGGTCGTCCGGTTTACTTCCTTGAGACCATGCCGGCAAGTGGTGCCAATAAACCGGTGGTTGCCTTTGGTGACTTCAAACGCGGTTACTTCATTGTAGATCACGAAACCGGCGTAAGAACCCGCCCTGATAACATTACCGAACCGGGCTTCTATAAAGTCCATACCGATAAATATCTTGGTGGTGGCGTGGTAGATAGTAACGCAATCAAGTTCATTGAAGTTACGGCTTAATCGTCAAATTCCAACGGGGGCAATTAAGCCCCTTTTTTGTTAAAAGGGAAAGTATGAATAAAGAATTTGAAATCCGTTCATCCGAAATCACCGCAGACAGCGAGAATAAAAAACTGGTTGGCTATGTGGTGAAGTGGAACAGCCCTTCTGAAGTGCTTTATTGCGATTTTGTAGAACAATTCAGTGCGAATGCGTTTAGTGAAAGTTTAAGTAGCGGTGCCGATGTACGGGCGTTATTTGAACACGATCACACCAAACTATTAGGGCGCACCCGTGCGGGAACCTTAAAACTGGAAGAAGACGCAATAGGCTTACGTTTCGAATTAATGCCACCTGATACCACATTAGGGCGTGATTTGTTGGTAAGTGTTGAACGCGGCGATATTAGCGGGATGTCTTTCGGCTTTTGGGCTAAAGAAGAAACATGGAATTTTGATGTAGAGCCTTGTCAACGCACAGTGGCCAAAGCGGAATTATTTGAAATCACCGTTACCAGTATTCCTGCCTATCCTGAAAGTAGCGTTGAGATTGCTAAACGATCAATGGCAACCGCGAAAGGAAAAACGCAAGGAAAATCCACCGCACTTTTGAAACAGTGGCTTGATGTGGCGGAGGCGTAGTATGTGGAACCCGTTTAGACGAAAAGAACAACGCAGCGCACTGATGGCAATTGATGAGCTGCTTTCTTATCTTGGTGTATCAAACACCGGCGCAGGGGAATTTGTCAGTCCGAACACGGCGGAAAGTTTACCGGCGGTGATGAGTGCCGTTACCGTTATTTCAGAAGCGGTCGCAAGTATGCCTTGTTATTTGTATCAGCTTAAAGATGATGGCCGCGAGCGCGTTTATCATCACCCGGTGGATTATCTCTTAAACGAGATGCCAAACCGTAGCCAAACACCGTATCAATTCAAATACACCATGATGCGTCACTGCCTATTAAATGGTAACGCTTATGCGGTGATTGAATGGAACAGCAAAGGCGAACCAATCAGCCTTACCCCGTATCAACCAAGTGCGGTCAATATCTATCGCAAAGTTGGCGGCGAGTATATCTATCAAATTACCGACTTAGACGGCAATACCAAAAACTATCTTCAAGATGAAATCCTACATTTACGCCATTCATCCCTTGATGGCTTTATGGGTCGTTCGCCAATTACGATTTGCCGTGAAACTGTGGGCTTGGGCATTGCTCAACAGAAACACGGTTCGGCAATGATGAAAAATGGCTTAATGGCAAGTGGACTAATTACTACCGCCGAATGGTTGGACGAAGCCAAAGCACAAAAAGCCGTAAAAGCCCTTGAACGTTACAAAGGCGCGAAGAACGCAGGGAAAACACCAATCCTTGAAGGCTCAATGGAATATAAACAGTTAGGCATGACAAACCAAGATGCGGAATGGTTAGCAAGCCGTACGTTCACAATTTCCGATATTGCCAGAATCTACAACATTAGCCCGATTTTCCTTCAAGACTATTCCAATAGCAGTTATTCAAACTTTAGTGAAGCCAGTCGAGCCTTTTTATCGCAAACCTTGCGCCCTTGGCTAACAAACTTTGAACAACAGCTAAAAGATGCCTTGATGATTGATTTAGGTAGCAACAGCAAGAAACGTTACTTAATTGAATTTGATACAAGCGACTTATTGCGCACAAGTCAAAGCGAACGCTTCAAGAGTTACGATGTGGCAATTAAAGCCGGTGTAATGTGCCCGAATGAAGTCCGCCGCCGTGAAGGTTTACCGCCTTATGAGGGTGGAGAAGAATTTAGCCAAGCATGGAAACAAACCGTAGAAGTAAAACGCGGTGATGAACAAGAACCGGGGGCAAGCGATGGCAATCATGATTAAGGCCGGAAAGTATAACAAGGTGATTACCTTACAAAAACGAGATTATGACAAAGAGCGAAACAACACCCCATACGGAAACTCAAGACCGATTTGGAAGAATGTCGCCACCGTACGCGCCAGTGTAGAACCGTTACAAGGGCGAGAATATTTTAGCGGCCCGTTTCAAATGGGTGAAAACATTATCCGCGTTCGCATTCGTTACCTTGAAGGCATTACAAACAAAATGCGGATTAAATACGGTAAACGCCTATTTGATATTTATTCGGTTATTGACAGTATGGAATCTCACAGAGAGTTGCAGCTAATGTGTAAAGAGGGTGAAGCCTATGGCGAATATTGACTTAACCATTGATGAAATCAAAGCGCACTTAAATCTTGATCATGATTTAGATGATGAGTTACTGGAAGCCTATAAGGTAGCCACATTGGAAGTATGCCAAAAACATATTGGCAAAACCTTTGGGGAAGAAGAAACGGAAAAGACCATACCTTTTACTCCGGCGATTAAGATTGGTTGCTTAATGTATATCGCCTATCTCTACACGAACCGCGAAGCCGTCACAGACTTAGCCAACCTTAAACCGGCACCAATGACGATTTCCGCATTGTGGGAAGTGTATAGAGAACCGTGTGCTTACTAAGGATTTAGTAACCGATGCCATACCAACCATTAAGACGTTGTAGCTATCCTGGATGTAGAAACAAAGTAAAGTCCGGCAGATGTGAGGAACACAAACCCAAGGACACACGCCCAAACAGTAGCGCACGCGGTTACGACCACAAGTGGAGCAAATACCGCGCACAATACTTAAAGCATCATCCCCTTTGTGTGATGTGCTTAGAGCAAGGCAAATATACTCCGGCAACAGTGATAGACCATATCAAGCCGGTAGAGAACGGACAATCCGATCCGTTGTTTTGGGTAGCAAGCAATCATCAGCCTTTATGTCGTGATTGTCACAGCTATAAAACACGAGTGATAGACCAACGCGGATTTGGTGCGAAGAAAATTGATTAGACCGGGTGGGGGCAATTTAAAAAAGAAAGTGGCAACCCTTCGGAACCGCCCGCCCCCTCAAATTTTTACGCAAAGTGATTTTTTAGAAAATAAGGAAAGTGAATGAGCAAGCGAAAAAGTTATAAGACACCTGATTTCTTGGATGATATTGCTAAAAGCCAATGGAAAGCGCGTATTAAACAACTTTCAGAGCGTGGCGATATTA